GATGTGGCGGCCCGATACATAGGCTGGTCGTCCCCCACCATCTACCGCGCCCTGCGGGAAGAGCGGGCACCCTTCGGTTTTGCCGTTTGCAGCGGGGAGGCAGGGACGTGGACGTACAACATCAGCCCCGGCCTCCTGGTGAAGTACAAGAGGGGAGACCTGCCTACCTACCGCCTCCGGGAGCTGGAGGAGGTCATGGTGCGCCACGTCCAGGAGGCGCTGGATCTGCGGCTGGCCGGAGTGTCGGCGCTCATGGGAAAGGTGCTGAGCGCATGAGCATGATACGGCTGGAGCTCAGCAATCGGGACTATAACACCATCGCGGAGGCCCTGCTGGAAAGCGCCCTGGACTGGGAGCACGCCGCGGACGAGCTGGGGCGTCTGCACCAGTTTTGCGCCCGGACAGGGGACCCGGCCTACGGGGCCAAGCTGGCCCGGTTGGACCGGGAACAGTACCGCCATAGGCGTCTCGCCCGGCGCAGGCGGGCCGTACTGGAGCGCCTGCAAAAACAGAAGGAGGCAGAATCATGCTGATGGAGCTGGATTATGAGACCGTGTCGGCGCTAGAGTCGGCGCTGATCGTGGCAGAGGACAGCAAGATGCGAGATGCCAAGGACTGGGCCAATATCGCCGAGTCCTTGGGGGCATCGGAACAGCGCCGGGCGGCGGATAATCTGGCGGCGTTTTGCCGGGGACAGGCTAACAGCTACCGTAAGGCCATGGACGCTTTGCAGCAGGCAAAAAAGAAAGGCCCCAGTCGCTCGGACACAGCGACCAGGGCCTAACGTGAAGACACCTGTATTATAGCACACAATTTTGAGTTACACAAGGGGGTGGTGCGCCTTGATGGAGTTTCACTTCAACGCAGAGCTGGCCAAGCAGTACGGCGTGGATGGAGCGATTTTCCTCCACTGCATGGCGTTCTGGGTGGCTAAGAACCGGGCCAACGGGCGGCACTACCATGAGGGGCGTTATTGGACCTACAACACACTGGAGGCCCTGTCCAAGCTGTTCCCCTTTTGGTCCCGCCGTCAGTTGGAACGCATCATAAACGGGCTCAAGGAGGCCGGAGCCCTCCTGGCCGGGAATTTCAGCGAGGACAGGACCGACCGTACCCGCTGGTATGCCCTGGCTGATTGCATCCTGGAGGTCTATGGGGAAAGTGAGCCGCCCATTTCACGAAATGGTGAAATGCATTTCACCGATCGGGGACAGCCATTTCACGAAACTGTGAAATGTAATAAGGAAACAGTTACTTACCAGATAGATCCCCCTAAGCCCCCCAAAGGGGGCCGGAGGGGAAGTGCAGAGCTGGATGGGGCAGTCAAGTCCCTACTGGCGGAGTACGCTGCCGGAGACACGGAGCTGGCCGAGGCCTTGGATGCCCTGATGGAGATCCGGGCGGCGAAAAAGGCGGTGGACTCCACCCGGGCGGTGACCACTCTGCTCAACCGGCTGAACCGCCTGTCAGACAATTCGCGGGAAGTAAAGCTCCAGATCCTGGAGCAGTCCGTGACCAACAGTTGGAAGGGCATTTTCCCGCTGAAAGGCGGACAGGCCCAAACGAGAAAGGAGCCAAAACGATATGTCGAATAACACCCCGGAGCTCAGCGACGTGCTGCTCTACGACCCCGGCTACCTGAACCCCGAGCTGCCCACCGGGTTCTGGTTCTGTGCGGACCCGGAGGACGTGCTGGCCGTCCAGATCAACGCCGGATGCCTGCGGGCGTCGGCGGGTTGGGAGGCATTGAGCCGCCACGAGCGGTTTTTCCTCCAATTTTGCTACGTGCTGGTAGTCTGCGGGGACCCGGAGAAGCGGGCGGTCATGGTGCGGGAGCTGCGCCAGCGCCTGCCCAATGTCATCCTGCTGGCCGTGGAGGACAAGGGCTTCTGCCGGTGCAACTCCGTGCGGGACCTCCGGGCCACCTGCGGACTGCGGGCGGTGGAGCGGATGCTCCTGGAGGCGGTGGAGATCCCAGCCTACGGCCTCCTGGACCTGGCGGACGTAAGCGCGCCGGACGTGTCCAAACTGGACAAGGTGCTCTTCGGCATCTCCAACCTGGACCGGGCCACGGGCGGGGCCGTCATGGGGGAGCTGTCCGTCTGGACGGGCAAGAGGGGCGAGGGCAAGAGCACCCTGCTGGACCAGTTTCTGCTGGAGGCCATCGACCAGGGGCAGCCGGTGTGCGCTTACTCCGGTGAGCTCCCCGCCTGGAAATTCAAATACTGGGCGTCTCTCCAGGCGGCGGGCCCCAAAAACCTCCAGGTCCGCAAAGACCAGTTGAGCGGCCGGGAGATTCCGCACCCGACCCCTTTCGCCCAGCAGATGATCGACGAGTGGTGGCGGGGACGGTTCCTGCTCTACGACATCGGCACCAGCACCTACCACGACGCCGCCAATATCCTGCGGGTGTTCCGCTACGCCCACCGGCGCTATGGGGCTAAGGTCTACCTGGTGGACAACCTCATGACCGCCCGCTTCCGGGGGAACGACCGGGACTTCTACCGGGCGCAATCGGAGTTTGTTGCGGAGCTGGCCTCCTTTGCCCATGATAACAACGTCCACGTACATCTGGTCGCCCACCCGCGCAAAACCGACCGCATCTCAGATTCGGATGAGGTGGCCGGCATCGGGGACGTGACCAATCTGGCGGACAACGTCTACGTCCTGGAGAAGGAGGAGCGGGAGGACCGCCAGCAGGATTCGGTGCTTACGATCCTCAAAAACCGCTTTTTTGGGGAGCGGGGCCGGAGCATTGGCCTGAACTTCGAACGGAAAAGCAAGCGATTTTACAAGTCGGGGACGGGCAACCCGGACAAGGTGTACGGCTGGGCGCTGAGCGGGCGTCAGGCAGTTGTGGATTTGCCGGAAGGCGGAGAGGACCCGTTCCCGTAAGCGGAAGGAGGGCGTGCAGATGGAGAAGCGGCGGCTGGAGCTGATTGAGGCGGAGTGCCGCCGGCATGCCGCCCTGGCACGGGTGGACGCGGCCCGCCGGGCCGAGCATGAGGAGGTGGCGGAGGCCCTGGCGTGGGCGCTGCGCCACCTCGGGAAGGAGGAGCCCATATGCGTATCGGTGAGGCTTACACCTTTGTCCCCGCCGCCTTCGGCGCGGAAATTGGGGGCAAGGACACAAAACCCATTCCCCGGCGGGTGACCGGGCATATTGAGTACATCAACCGGGCCCACCGCTACTTCACCGTCCGGGTGGACACCGGGCGGGGAATCCTGCGGGAGAGCTTCAAATTTTAAACTGGAAGGACGATAAACGTGAAGACAATCGCCATTGTAAACCTGAAGGGCGGCGTCGGAAAGACCGTCACCGCCGTCAATGTGGCCGCCATCCTGGCCACCGAGTACGGCCAGCGGGTGCTGCTCATTGATGCAGACCCCCAGGCCAACGCCACCCAGTCCCTGCTCCCGCCGGGGGAATACAACACCCTGGCTGGGCTGCTGACCATCCCGGACGCCTACTACGACGACCTGCTGTATCACAGCAGCATCCGGGGCCTGGACATACTGCCGGCCGACGACGAGCTGCGCAACCTGGACGTGGATCTGCTCCAGGGGGAGCGGCCCAACCTGCGGGCCATCCGTGACCTGCGGGACGCGGTGGCGGAGGATGACGCATACGACTGCATCGTGATTGACTGCCCACCCGCACTGTCCCCGGCCTGCGCGGCGGCCATCGCCGCCTCCACGGACGTGGTCATCCCCATCAAGGTAGACGCTTACTCGGTCCGAGGGATGAATGAGCTGACAGCCCAGATTGACCGTCTGCGGAGCATCTACCCGGACGTGCATGTGGCGGGCTGCCTTCCCACCATGTGGTACCGATCGGACACGGTGGAGCAGGGGGAGCGGCTACTCCAGGAGCAGGCCCCGGTCCATGGCTTTTGGAGGCGGCGGGGGGGGGGGGCCGGGTGGGGGCCGGGTCGCCCCGCTCTGCGGCGGCCCAGGATTACCGGGCCTTTGTAGCAGAGTTCCTGGAAGAGGGGGCGGCAAAGTAATGGCAAAGTTTGATATCACGGCGGCCTTTGCCGCTGCCGTGGGGAATGTGTCCGATTCGGACACATCGCGGGAGGCCATCGAGTACATCGGCCTGGACAAATTGGAGGCTGACCCGGGCAATTTTTACAGCCTGACCGGCCTGGAGGACCTGGCGGCCAACATTGAGCTTTGCGGGCTCCAGCAGCCCATCCGGGTAAGGCCAAAGGCCCGGGACGGAGGCCGGGCGGTCCGCCATCGTCTCCGGTCACCGGCGATGGTCGGCACTCAAACTCCTGCGCAGCACAGAGGGGAGCGGGGACCGATGGGCCAGCATCCCCTGCATCGTGGAGCGGGACGAGGCATCACAGGAGCTCCGGGAGCTGCGGCTGATCCTGGCCAACAGCTCCACCCGGGTGCTCTCCCCGGCGGAGGTGTCCAAACAGGCCCAGCGGGTGGAGTTGCTACTCTACCAGCTCAAGGAGCAGGGCTATGAGTTTCCCGGCCGAATGCGCGACCAGGTGGCGGCGGCCTGCCAGGTGTCCGCCCCCAAGCTGGCCCGGCTCAAGGTCATCCGGGAGAGGCTGATACCCGCGTACCTGGAGGTATTCGACCGGAACAAGCTCCCGGAGCAGACGGCCTACGTCCTGGCACGGATGGAGACTGCTCTCCAGGAGCGGCTGGCGAACATGCTGCCGAACCTGCCCACCGGGAGCCGGGCGGAGGAACTGCTGGAGCTGGCCAAGGCCGGTACAGACTGGCGGCCAGCCTTCTCCTGCCCCGACGGCAGCCCCTGCAAGCGGGGAGACGCGTTCCTACGGCATGATTTGGACTGCTTCTGCGGCGAATTGTGCAAGGGCGAAACCTGCTGCCTCCGGTGTCCCAAGGCCAAGACAGCATATTATGCCTGTGAGCGCATGTGCTCCAAGGCCAAGGCCGCCCGGAAGTTACAACGAGAAGAGGATGAGGCTATAGCGGCCAAGCGCGAGGCGGAGATCCAGGCGAAAATCCGGGAAAATGTGCAGCTCCGGGCCAAGAGGCTTGCCGCAGCAGCCGATGCCGCTGGGTTAGACGATAATTCCCCCATCTACATCTCAGACTATGGCCGGAGCATGACGGCGGGAAAACTGCGGGAATGGGCCGCGGGCCAGTTCGCGGAAGATGATAGGCTGTATCCCAGCACTCTGAGCCCCAAAGACTACAGCGACCCTGCCAGGCTTGCCGAGGAGCTGGGGTGCTCCACGGACTACCTGTTGGGCGTCACGGATCATTTGACGTCGGCGGCCCTGTCCACGGCTACAGATCTGGAGGCGGACGGCCCCTGGCGCTGGTGGCCGGAGCAGCCGCAGGAGAGCGGCCTTTACTGGTGCATCACGGGCCCTATGTCCCACGGTGGTAGTCTCTACTGGTGGAACGCCGAGGAGGAGCAGTGGGAGCACCCGGCCATGGCCTTCCGGATGTCCCCAACCGTGACCCTTTGGATGAAGTGCCCCCAGTTGCCAGATAGTATGAGCTGGGAGAGACAGGAGGTACAAGAGTGATGCTGACCGATTGTGCCGATGCCGAGATTGAGATAATCGGCTCCATCCACGACGGGGAGGGCGGACAGCATGAGCGAGTGGATTAGCGTCAAGGACAGGCTGCCGGAACCGGATAAGGATGTCCTATTATGTTCCGGACTTGGTAATTTTAGAATGGCGGTCGGTGGAAAGTATGAACTGGATGGCGGAATAGCCCACCGGGAAAAAAGAAGGGAGAAACTCAACATGAAAAATAAGAACCTGCGGAGATTGCGCTGTCTGGTGAAGGCGCAGACCTTGTGGCACCTGGAGCGGCTGGCCTATCTGGACGGGTGCGGCGACG